CAGACGTTACGGATTTAGCAGTAATGGGAAATGCCGATGACATCTCTGGTAATACAGGGGCTATCCTCGGAAATGCCGTCGGTGCTAAACTAGATGCTGATCTTACAGCACTTGGAACTGGATTCTCACAAACAGAGTGCGGTGCAGGCACGGCTCTTACACTTGATCACATTTTTGGTGGTTTAAGACAGTTAAGAGCAGCAAATGCCCCCGCCCCTTACAACTTGGTAATGAGCGACAAAGGTATCTGGGGTAGCAAAGGTCTGCAAGGTTTGCTTGTAGATGTTGCTGTTACAGGAACAAACGCTAAATCGGGTTCACTGTTAGGTGAGCAGGGACAGGAAATGCTGTCTCGCGGATTTGTGACCTCCATCGGTGGAATCGACGTTTATTTCTCAAATGAGATTAATGACGACGTTGGTTCTGGTGGGGACTCCGCAAGTTTCATGTTCTCCAAAGGAGCGATGGGACTCGCAGTTGGACCGGAAGGTCTATTCAGAATCGAAACGGAACGTAATGCTTCATTCAGAAGCACAGAATACGTGGCCACAGGATTCTGGGGTGAAGTGGAAACTAAAGACGCTTTTGGTGTCTCTATCCTTCACGACGTCAGCTAAACACTGATCTGGTTCGGGGTGGGTAGCCCTGCCCCGATCCGCTAAATTGGAGTAATTATGTACTTTAAAAGACCAAATGGCGATGTAATCGAATACGACAAAGATCGCCATAATCTGGAATCGTTCAAGGCACGTTTTGAAGAATGTGATAAGGACGGTAATCCGGTAAAGAAAAAAAAGAAAAAGGCTAAATAATGGCCCTGGGATCAAAAAAACATATTAATTCAGTATTGAAAGAATACTTCCTTGATGTGGCCGGGACAACCGATGCCATGTCATTCAATGACGCTATGCGGGCGGGACTGCAAGAACTTGGATATTCCGGAAGTTTAATGCAAATGCTGAAAACTTGGGCGAATGATCTTGAAGGGGCGGGGACTTCCAATCTTCCGATTTCTGTTGCGTTGAAAAAAGCCGGTCAAAACTTGGTTGGTGAAGATGTTCACGATGTGACCGAAGGATTGAAGGAACTTGGCGAATATATAACCTTTGGCAGTATTCTTACAAAATTTGAAGAAGAAAAAAGAAAATTTGCATTTATTGACTAAACCGCACGGAATAGCCGTGCAAATAATCTCATGGAAAGGAGATAAAACATGGCAGCTTTAGGCTCACAAAGTATCGCCTCATCATACGAACAACTTTTACACGTTGATGCAAATGGCGGCGGTGATGGAACAAACCATGTCAGCGTAAAAGACGGTGACAATGGAACAACTTTTGGCTTCACTATCGCATCGGATGCGTTGATGATGTCAAGCACCAACCGATTGGAGTTTGGTGACAATGGAACGTATATACATCAATCGGCGGACGGCGTACTTGATCTGGTTTCAGATTCAGAAATTGAAATAAACGCAACCACGATTGATGTGAACGGTGCGATGGAGGTTAGTGGAGATTTAACATTGGCTTCAAAATTGTTAGTTCCGGCTTCTGCACAAGGAATATTCGGATCGGCAGATACAAACACGGGAATCCGTTTCGAAGGTTCAGATGTTCTTGCGATCGATACTGGCGGAACAGAAAGACTGACTATCGACTCATCGGGCGGTGTGTATATAAACGATAATGCTAACGCGAATATGACTATTGGATTGACAATTAATCAAGGTGCGAATGATGACCACATCTTTGCTTTAAAATCAAGTGACGTGGCACACGGAAGAACAAGTGAAGCCGAAACAGATACCTATGGTCATGTGAAAAAAACTGATGGTAATTACGGTGGTTTAAAAATCGTTGGTATTTCAGAAGATCACGCAAGTTCTGCATATTCAATATTGATGGAAGGTCATGGTGGACAGGCTGAAACTGGAAAAACTGACGGATCACAAGGATTATTTCAGATTTATATGTCTGAACATGATGGCTCTAATTCTGCTACAAATATAAACGCCAATGGTAATGTTTTCGCCATTAGGGGTCGTGTTGGTGGAGGTAACAGGACGTTATTTATTGTCGATGAAGATGGTGATATACATTATGACGGTTCTGATGCCGGTGCTTATGACTATGCTGAAATGTTTGAATGGGCAGATGGCAACCCCGATAACGAAGATAGAGCAGGATATTCAGTTTCACTCGTCGGGGACAAAATAAAAAAATCAGAAGAAGGTGAAACGCCCATAGGTATTGTGTCGGTGAAACCGGCCGTGTGTGGGGACAGCCCCCTTTATTGGAAAGACAAATGGAAACGTGATGAATGGGGTAGAAAAATTTACAAAGAAGTTCCATGCGTTAAATTTGAAATTCAACACGAATCAGAACCGGCCACATATTATCAAGAGGGTGATGATTTACCAGAAGGTAAAGAAGTTGGTGATGAAAAGACCGCAGCAGTGTATATCACAAAAGAAAAACATTATGAAGGTGATGGGATTCCCGATGATTTACCAGATGATGCGGAGTCATACACAAAATTAGAATCACAATATTCAGATGGATATGACGATTCCCAAGAATACATCAATCGTAAAGAAAGACAAGAATGGGATGCGATTGGGTTAATGGGAAAATTGCGTATGCACTCTGGACAACCAACTGCTTCATCTTGGATTAAGATGAAAGATGAAGGCAACAATATTGAAATGTGGTTGGTAAAATAAAAAAATGGGAGGCGAAATGTTTGAACAACGGCTTGAACAGTTAAAAGCAGAACGAAAAAACCTTGATATGAGAATGGCGGAAATCAATTTTCTCATCAATGGGTATGAAACGGCCATCAAGGAAGAAAAGGAAAAAGAAGAAACGGATGAACAAACCACAGATTGACGAATATCGAATTGATGTAGTGGATCGGTTGGCCCGGATAGAACAGACCTTGCAGTCCGTTCACAAAGAAGCGCGGGACACGAAGTTGGAAATGCAGATGCAGAACGGCAGGGTCAGGAAATTGGAAGGTGGTATGGCTGCTATTCAAGGGATCGGGTCGGTTTTGAGCATTGTTTTTGGCGGTTTTATAGCATATTTATTTAGGAGGTAGAATGAGCGATTGGTTTAATTGGACAAACTTCTGGTATCTGGCAGGATTAATGCTTGCCGGTGGTGCGACCTTTGTGGGCTTGAAATACAAGAAACTGGTGGATGAAATGAAGGAAGTGTTTAAGGTACTTCAGGAAGCCTATGAAGATGGCAAATTGTCTAACGAAGAACGGAAACAAATTATGAAAGAAATTTTGGATGTGTTTTCGGCTTTATTAAAGATAGCCTGGAAGTGATTAGTTCTACACAGATGAAGTCTCTCATTCAGTCCACTTGCGAAGGGATGGGAGACAAGTTTGCTTCAGAGGATGCGATTACTTTTATTCACGAAATAGGTGTTGTTGAATCTGGTTATAAGTATTTAAGACAGTTAGGTGATGGGCCGGCAAGAAGTTTCTGGCAAGTAGAACCATTATCGGCTATCGATAATCTTGAGCATTATTTAAAGCATCGCAAGTCTTTAATGGGAAAGTGCGCTGAAGCAAGCCTTGTTGATTTAAAGCATTGGCAAAACAACGATGAAAAGTTGTGGTCTGATATTCTTGAGAAGAATATATCGGCAGCAATCGTGCATTGTCGTTTGAAGCTGTGGAGAATACCAAAGTCTTTGCCCAATACTTTAGAAGGACGTGCGAAACAATGGAAAAAGTATTATAACACAAATCAGGGGAAAGGTACGGAAGAAAAATACATAGACACGGTGAAGGAATACCTATGACACTTGGGAAATCAATTCGACTCATAAAAGATAAAGCCGAAAAAATAGACTTGAATGGTTTATATGAGAATCCGTCTTGTTATTTCGACGATTTGGTCATCCTTCTTCACGCGATTAAAGAATTGGAAGAACCGACCCGGATTAATTTAAAAGATTTAAAAGATAAGGTGCATCAAGCATGAGTACATACGAAGCCACCTATTGCGACACCAATACAGATTTACAATATATTGTGCCGGATATAAACAACTACAATTTGAGGCGTATATTGCCCGGTGATTGGGTTGCATCCGGAACGACTGATTTATATTATCTTTATTCGGCGGGATATGTGACGCAACTATTTTATAATGGTGAGGAAATGACATCGGTGGCGGACACACCAGATGCCAACAAAGAATTTAATTATGCAACTGGAACTGGATTGTTAAGTTTTTTTAAAACATCCTCATCCACTACACAATTAAACAGCGCGGTGATAGAAGCAGGTCGTGATTGGTATGACACAAAGGTTGAAGCGGTAAGAAAAGCGAGCGATTTCGTCAGAAATGTTTTGCCTGTTCCCATCTATCCAAGAAAAGGCGTAGGGATGGCTTCCGCCACCGGGAATGATTGGCCCGAAATCATTGTCAGAAGCACGGCAATAATCGCTTGTGCTGATCTGGTCAGACCTTTTGACAAAGAAAAAGGCGATGAATTGATGGCGATGGCCATGAACTCGGAAGGGACAGGATACCTTGACATGATCCGTAAAGGTGAGATCGCCTTATCTCAGGATGAAGGCTTGGCCAAGCATGGGGGAATATTGAGGGAAGTGTCCATCAACGCAAGCACCACCGGATCCATTATAGATGTGAAAGGAACGCCATCGGTGGATTGGGATGTGATCAAGATTGTAATTGATACCACAGGGACATTCACTGCCGGATCGGCTTCTGCCGTGAAGTTTGATTCGTTTGTCAGCGATGACACGGGATTAAAAACAACCAAGATTGCCGATGCAGTTACGATTGACGGATCGTTTCAGGATGTAGGACACGGTATGGCCGTGAGATTCAGTCCCGGGGTTTATAATTCAACGTCAGATGAGTGGGAATTGGAAGTGTCCGGTGTATTGGACTCAAGGACAATGGCAGTCAAATACGCAACGGCAGATAGAACCTGATGGCAACCTTAAAATCACCACGTTGGAATAATAACAACAATCTTTGGAGTGCGGAATCAAATTATTTTAATTATGGTTCAGGGGATACTGATGGCTATGAAAATATCGTATGGAATCGAATTATTGATCCACTTCATTCTATCATCGCCGATGAATTTCAAGTGCCTGTTTATTTCGATGAGCATAAGGGAAACCAATCCTTTATGATTATGCCAACAGAGGACAACCTTGTGGGCTTATTATCGGGGAACGCCGGGCAGGAACGTGAACATACTATTGAAATCACCTATCAACTGAAATCCGGCGGGCATTATGGTGAAAGCAGTTTCAAAAAAGTATCTAATGTGTCGGAACACTTGAAAAGACTTTTACAGAATAACGCATATAAATCAGATGCGTGGTTTAATGGACAATGCACATCGGTTGAATATGCAAGGGATGAGGACGATCCATCCATATTGACTTCTGCAATCACTTTTGAAGCAAATACTTTGGAGATTTATGTATGATATATAAAGCCAAACCGTCATATAAAAAATTAAAAGACAGCGAAAATTTTAATCATTTTGGTTCGCCTGTCAAACATAACAAACTAATAAATGATGAAGAAATTAATGCAACTGATCTACCTAAAGAGTTGGAAAAGCATCTAACAAAGGTAGAGGAAAAGAAAAAAGGAGATAAATAATGGCCGAAACTAACTTTCAGGCCCAATCGAACATATCACTATTGTTCGCCAAAGATTCAAGCACAACCGCTTTAGGAACGGCGCACGATGCGAGTGATAATTGGTTGGCTCTGCCCGTTATTTCCTTTTCCATGCCACACGATTCTGCGGCGTTAGATGTTGGGCCACAGCGAAGTGGAACACACGTTCAACTTGAGAATCAAATGCGACATCGTCGGGACTTAAACACTTGGACGTTTGATGTCTCTTTTAAAGGCACGCCAAGCGCAATCCTGGGTGTATGCCAATGGGCTTTTGGTGATGGTGCGAGTTCAGCGGATTTTGCCGGTACGGTTGGGATAGGAAATGGAACAAGTAACTCATCAATAATGAAGCATGGAACGGCTTACGCCAATCATACAACTATTGTATTCCAAGATGCCGGCTCAGATGCAACTGCAAACGATCTTGTGGTGAAAGGCTGTATCGTTCAGTCGTTTACACTAAAAGAAGCGGTGGGTAGCGATGCGGGGCAGTTAATTTGCGATGCAACCTTTTGGACAGCATACGCCCCTTATGAAGAAAATAATTCAATAAGCGCAGATGATACCGATACGGCAGCACCGAAATCAATCTTCTCAAAAAGCACAACCACATTCAATTCTGAAGCACTTCTTTTGGATGCTTGGGAAATGACTTGCTCACGCTCTTTGGAAAGAATATCATCGCAGGATTATTCAAATTACTTGCCATTTGGATACACACAAACATCCCCCTGGGAAGTGACCGGATCACTTTCCGCCAAACGGGATGATTCTATTTATGATGCTTTAAGTGTTATACAGGGTGCAAGTGCCGGGGTAAACATATCCATAGACGAATCCTCTGGGTTTACTTTAGATATACCCGATGCGATGGTGGATGCTTCTTCGATAAACGACGGCGGATCACATTTATTTCAGACAATACCGTTTAGGGCCACAGCGGCATCTCCAACGGCAAACGTCTGGACATTGGCAATATCATAACAATTAGGGAGGCAAAATGATTGTAAAGGTCAATAAAAAAGAATGGGACGTAAATGACTGCACTTATGCACAAAGACGTGAACTGCACAAACTTAATGCAAAAGTCTGGTGGGATGGCAAGATGGATGTGGAGTCCTATTATGAAGTACTTGAAAAAGTAGGTGTAATCGCCGGTCTGGGTGAAAACGATTTTAAAGATATGGATATGCCCGAAGTAGATGCTGTACTGCAAGCCGTATTTTTAGAATATCTGGGGATTGAACCGGCAAAAAAAGATTCCGGGGGTTGAGCCTTGCGGTTTGGTGTTGGCAATTTGGCTTCCCCGAACCTCGTGATATATATAGAAGCCTCCCCTATACAGTGGCGAAACTCCCGGTTACTTACAAACACGATCCGGTGAGGGTGCAGACCGTAGAAGATATATGGAATATAATAGATGAAATATGTGAACCAAGTGAACAATTTACAGATGGACAAATATTATACCATTCTGTTCCCTTCTTTGCAGACTGTAATCAAATCGTCGAACCCTGGATGATGGATATGATCAACGAATACAACTATGTGACGCGGTTCAATATATCAATGGGTGAATTGGATAGTGTCTCCGCACACCGGTTGGATTGTTTCACAATTATAGATCGAGAAATAAACGCTTCAATGAAAGAAAAAACAAAGAAAGAATCAGATGGCTGATAAACGGCTAAATATTAAAGTCCGTACCGATGGCGCAAAACGATCCAAACAAGATTTAAAAGGTGTTGAAGGTGGATTAACACGATTAGGCAAGGCTGCGGCAACAGCAGGATCAGCATTTTTTGCAGCCAAAGGGCTAATAAAAGGCTTTGAAAGGATTATACAATTAGCGGCAGAACAAGAACTTGCAGAAAGAAAACTTGAAGTCGCTTTGGGCAGGGTTTCAAAAGGCTTATTGAATCAAGCGAGCGCATTACAGCAAGTGTCTATGTTTGGTGATGAAGCGATCATTGGACAGCAGGCTTTTCTTGCTTCCTTAAAATTTTCAGAAGAACAAATTAAAAAAATAATTCCGGTTGCCATTGACCTTGCTGCGGCGACAGGGATGTCGCTTGAATCTGCTGTAAGAAATACCGCTAAAACATTTAGTGGTTTGGCCGGTGAACTTGGTGAACTCGTTCCACAATTAAGAGGTCTGACCGCCGAACAGATGATGGCAGGTGAAGCCGTTAATGTTTTAAATGATTTATTCGGTGGTAAAGCGGGAGGAGAAAAAGGGACGCTCACGTTTAATTCGAGACAACTTAAGATGGCTGTGGGGGATTTGGGCGAAACCTTTGGGGGTGTATTCACTCGCGGTGTTAGTAATGCAACAGAAGCGATGGCGGGTTTCACCAAACAAGCCGCCGGAGTTGATTGGCAAACTGTATTTTTTAACATAGGGCAACACTTAAAAGCCACAGGTGGGGCTATGGCGGGAATATTCACCGGCATAAGTAAGGCCAACATAGATGCAATCGCAGAAAGTGCTGAAGTGGCGAAAGAAGCACCGGCGATTGCTGAGAAGGTTGCAGATAAACAAAAAGAAATAGCCGATGAGGCGAAAAAAGCAGCCCACTGGACAGCACAGACAGCATCAAGTTTGATTACATCGGCTTTAATGGGGGACGATATAGAAGATGCCTTGAAACGAGCCGTCATCCAGTTGGGTATTATGGTCGCACAAGCAAAAATTTATTCTGCTATTATGAAAGCAAGCACGGGATTATTCGGTGGTGGGCTTTTAGGAGGAATAGCAAGTTTCCTTTTTGGTGCATCACCAACACAAGCATTTCCATCACCAAATGGCGGAGGTGCAAAAATCACAATTAACCAGAATTTCGGAGGTATGGGTGTCATTGATCACAATTTCGCTGCCAATAGTATTATACCGGCCATAAATAAGGCCATCAATACGGGACAAGCGAGGATTGGGTAGATGCTATCATTCGATTCCGGCCTTACCAACGCCCTTAAAAATGCAAACACAACGGCGTTTTGGGTACTCAAACTTTATTACAATGATGAATCGGCTTTTATTGGTGTAAGTGACCGCCATCGCCAAGATGGTTCTGACATATATTATGGTATCGTGTCTAATTGGGGAACATACCGCCAATCATTAGACTTTTTCAACTTCACCACATCAATCGGCAACATGAGCGTCACGCTTATCAATGCCGAAAAAGCCATTCAGGGCAAACGCTTTTCCGATCTGTTGGCTGATTACAACTTCGCCAATCGCAAATGGGAATTATTTTTAAACACAAACGAAACATCCACACTTGACACTTCGGCTCGCATGATTGCATCCGGTGTTATCTCCGGGGAAATTGATTACGATTCCAACAATGTGACGATCAGTTTATTAGATAACTCAAGTAAATACCACAAAACAATACCTGCTAATACAGTTGCTTCCGCCACATATGAAAATGCTCCTGAGAAAAATGTGGGGAAGCCAATACCGATGGCTTATGGAGATTTCTACGAAAAAACAGACATTGGCACAATACCTACCACTCATTTTGATAGATACAAACAATTTTACAAAGGTGCGTTTCCTGTAATTATAACAGATAAGTGGGATGTAGGCGAAGCCGCATCGGAGGGGGCAATAGACAGTCAGGCTGTGAACACCCTTGATAGTGAGAATGTGTATTTTTATAGAAACGGTTTCTATCCGACATTCACCGGGACGTGCGACGCGACAACGAATAATCCGACGATTGAATTTAGTGGGGCGACGGCAAGCGTATATGTTCCATTGAGTGCATCAAATCAAGGTTCAGGAACAATATCGGGTCAAGGTACAATCACAGGGGGAAGTCGAGCCGTTGATGGAGATTTTGACACCAAAGCCACATTCGTAGCGCAAGGCTCATTATCAACAGGATCAAATGTTTTGATCAGTTACGCCATTCCAAAAGTGAACAAATTGGGAGACTATACAGGAGTCTCTTTGTTGGTCAAATATGGGACTGCTCCAACCTTTTCTGACTTGAGTAGTGGATATTTCACTATCGGAGGTGGCGTCCAGGTTTCGAGTATAACGACCAATTCTGAAGTCAAGCACAACATTTCTGGGCTATTTACAGAAGCGAATAGAGAAAGTTTCAATTTCGATGGCAACGTCACATATCAAATTTTTTCGCAATCTAACGATGAAACGCTCGAAATATATGAAAACGGTGTAGCTGTTGATTTTAACATCGAGGACATTGACGATCATAGTGTGGTGGAAAAATACGAGATTGGGCCAATCGAAGTTAGTGCCGGTGTGATGGTTCAAGATGTCGCAGTTGTCGTTCCGAAACAGATCGTTTCGAGAACCACGACATTGCTCACTCCCTCAAAAATTGATTATATATATTGTTCCGGCAAAGGAAGGCAATACGGTGCTTATATTGATGCCGACAACCGAGGAAGCGGTGAAAGTAGTGATAATGGATATGCCACCAATGCCTTAATTGAGAATCCGGTATTTATAATTGAAAGCATATTGCGATCTGAGTTGGGAACCATTAACACAGGATCGGGGACAAGTACGACTTCAAATAAGTTAGTTGATTCAAATGCTTCTTTTGATACATCTGTGGTGGGACAAACCGTTTACAATTTAAAAGATAAAACAAGTGCGGTAGTGACAGCGAGAGATAGTGCGACCACATTGAGCCTTGATACGGATATAATGGCAAGTGGTGAGAGTTATATTATCGGCGGTCTGACTTCGTCTGAAATAGATCATGCCACTTTCGATGCTTCTGGAAATAATACAAACGGATATATTGGCGATATATACGAAGATGCTGTTGATGATCTGAAGTTCGCTTTTTCTCAGTATAAATTCATTAATTCCAAGCACCTTATTGACCGTTTGGCCAAATTATGTTTTTCCTATGTATTTATTGGCGGTGATGGAAAATTCAAGATTAAAACATTAAGGCGAACAGACGATTATTCTTCGGCAGATCAAACCATCGACTTCGGGGATATTGACTTGGGTAAAGTCGGAAAAACCTCGATTGGAACGGTCAAAAACTCCATACTCGTCAAATATGACCACGATTACGGTGCAAATCAGAATTTATCTGAAGCCACCGCAACTGATGCCACTTCTCAGGGGACTACGGTAAGCGGATACAATCAAACGATGCAACTTGAATTGGATGCCAATGAAATATTGGATTCGACAACTGCAACGAAATTGGCAGAAGCCTATCTGTATTTGATGAAAGACAGAAAGGACACGGTTGATTTTACTTGTGTTCGCCCTAAATACAACCACCTTGAAATCGGAGATATAATAAATTTTTCAAACTGGCCCACAGACTTAAAGGTCTATGGCCAGACGATGGGGGGATCGTGGGATTCCACCACAGACACTTTTTCATCGGTCACAACCACCTGGGATAATATGGCTGCCGGGTATTTCATTGTGGCTGATATTACCAAGACAGTTACAGGCTGTTCAATTAAAGCAATAAAGGTATCATAATGGCAAACATGAATATCGGTACACCCCGCTTTTATACCGATCATATCAATTTTTTGATGAGCCGGGGCATCGGGCAGGATGGCAATTTCGATGTCATCACAGGATCAAATCTAATTGGCGTACAAACCGGAAGCGAAGCAGAATTGTTTGATATGCGACCATTGAATAAAGTGGATTTCGACACAAGCGCAAACACTTCAGATCATGTCCTTATCAATATTGACACGCAAAGCACATCCAGTAAAAAGTCGTTTGTGGCAATTTTAAATCACAACATGGCTTCGGCAGATGCAAAAGTGTTAATAAAGGGGAGTAATACAGAAAGCCACGTCCAGGCGGTTGATATGGGAAGTGCAACGGCGATGGATACACCGGCAGAAGTGGTGAACGCTGACACAATT